TAGTCCAACCCCAACTCAATCTTCATCTGAGCCAAGCGTTGAGCCAACTCCTGAGCCTTCTTCTCCTTCTCCGTCACCGACTGATACTCCTTATCCAACATCATATCCAGAGGTTCCAGAACCTCCAGTTCAAGAGCAACCCTTGCCAAGCCCTGAAGTTTCAGTAGAGTTTTTAGAGCCTGAGTCATCTCCCCTTCCAGATGTTCAAGATACTTTAGAAGTAATTGTTGATTCGTCACCTAGCGTTTTCCCTTCTTACGAGCCTTCTTTATCCGATATTCAATCTGATTTAATTCCTTCTGCCACTGACGAAAATCTATTTCAGATTTTACTGCCTGATATATCCCTACCACCAGTTCTTTCAGAAGCAGTGCAATTAGTATCTGAAGCCATAACTGATTCATTAGAAACTATCTCCAATCTTGGTTCCGAGTTCACACCTGAAGAACGTGAACAAGCCCAGCAAGTAGTACTGGGTGCAATTATTATAACACAACTAGCATCCCCTAGGAGGATAAAGTGATTAAAAGTGTCTGGAGTTTCATTTGGAAACATCTTGATGCATGGGCAGGGGAAGCATTTACTTTAGTAGGTTTAGCAATAGCATGGATAGTTCTTCCACCTGGAAGCACCAGAAACATTGTTGGTATATGCTGTTTAGGAGCGTTTGCTATGTGGACGCTATTTAAAGTAACTTTTACAAAGGATGATGAATGAAACGTGTTTACGGACCATATAAAGGTTCTAAGCAAAACGGTGGTCGCCCCATCTATGTGATTAAAAAGAATGGTGGCAAGAAAACAACATCAACTAATAAGGCTCGTCTAGATTACAAAAGAAAGACTGGCAAAAGTCTTCCTAGAACAACCCACGTTGACCACGCTGATAACAATAAACATAATGATTCAAAAGGCAATCTTCGTGCTATGAGTCGTAAAAAGAATATTGGTAAAGAAAATAAACGCAGAGTGGGTAAAAAAGCCTAAACAATTGGCGGATTGAGATTAAAAATCTCATCCGCCTCTTTTGTTATTTCTAGGCTTCTTCTATTTTTTTGTAGTCTTTTTCAAAGTATGGTGCTTGTCCGCCAAGTTTTTTGATGATTGCATCTATGGCTCTGGTTACACGCATTCGTGCAGTTTTTTCATTTGTTTGAAATAGTTTTGCTAAGTCTTTAGAGTTACGATTATGTAGATACCAGTTTAATAAAACGTTTTGATGTGTTTCTGATATTAGTTCAAATGCTCTAGATATGTCGGCTTGCATAGCCATAAGATTGCCACCTTCATTAGGGGCTTGTGTGTGTCTATCACTTGTCATATCAAAGTAGATTGGTTGACTCCAATCATTAGATAATACTGATGGTAGTAGTTGTTCTACTACGCTTCGCTGGTAGAAAGTTAAGTCAACCATCTCATATCCAACGCTTCTTGCTTTCTCATACTGACAGTACCTATTTGCAGCATTATTGAGGGACCTAGTAAATAGCCTTGTGGCATCCTTTTTTGACTCCATTTGACCCCATTCTGAGGCTTTATTAGGGTGTTTAAGGAACCATACCCATAGTTCTTGTTCTATATCGTCGGCAGAAACCATAGGAAACTCTTTATGTTTACTTGCTGCTACTGTTTTAACTAAACTGTTGTACTCTTTAATCGTCTGTTCTGTCAGGCTCATCTTTATCCCATTGGTTATCGAGAACCATCAGAGATATGATTGCGTAGTTTGCTAAATCAACAAATGAGTCTCTGAGTGATTCGTTCTGTGGTTTAGCACCAGTTTCAATAAGGTTATTGATGCGAGCAAGTTTGTCAAACATTCTTACTCGTAACCCATTGAGTGGACCTCCAGGTGCTTGTGAAATATTTTTTGGTCCATAATCTTTTTGTTTTTTGATAAGTAGTTCTGCTAAACCATCAGTGTAAATGTATGTTAATTGTGCAAATTTCGCTTCATCGTATGTCATGCTGCTATCCTATCTTCGAACCATTGTGAGCCGTACTTAACGAACATACTATTGACGTCTTCGTTTTCTGGTACTTGTATTTGTATTGTTCCAGCAAGTTTTCTTGCCAAGTCTTTAGCAAATTCTCTACCTGCTTGGTCTCCATCAGCAAACACATAAATCTTTTCAAAGTCTGCCAAGATTCTGTAATGATGGTTTTTAATATTTTTAACTCCAGGTATTCCAACTGCTGGATAACCTAGTTTTGTTAATGTGATTGTATCTATTTCTCCTTCGCATACACATATCCAATCATCTGCTTCGAAGAATGCTTTAACGTTATATAAACGTGTTGCAGAGTTAGGTAAACTTAAATATTTTGGTTCTTCATGATTGATTGCACGGAAACGTAAATCAACTATTCCTGCTGGTGTTAAGTATGGAATAGATAACCTGCCTTCATAGGTTTCGTGTCCTACGACTGGTCGTGCTACTACTCCTAGTTGATGTCTCTTTGCGTCTGCCAGAGATAGTCCCCTGCTTGCTAGATATTGTTCTGCCAGATGAATGTCCTGTTGGTAATGGACTGAGGCTTGTTCCAACAATCTTCTCTGCTCTTGACTTTGCTTCATTAAAATCTACTCCTTCGACTTTCATAATTATAACAAAAAAATTTCCTGAGATGTCGCAAGCCATACAATTGAATGCTTCTCTTTCATGATTAACTCCTGCTGATGCTAACGAGTCGTCATGAAATGGGCATTTCATTGAACGCCATCCACCACCTGTTGGCACACGTTTGGCACCATAGTGTTTAAGAATAGTTTCAATGTTACTCATAACCCAATTCTCTTAATAGTTCTAAATAAATCCATACAGGCATTGTTGCATACCATTCGCCAACATCGCCTTTACCTCTACGTTTATGTATCACTGCACCAGTTTGAGCATCAGCGTTTTCTATTTCAACTTTTAATTCTTCAACCCATTGTCCTAGTGTCATAGTTTTATGGTCTTTAACTTCTATAACTAAACCATCTATACCACTGATGTCACCTTTGTCGTATTGTCCTTGTAATGTTCTTCTCTCAACATTAACAAAACCATTTTCTTTTAAATATTTTACGACAGCAGTTTCTGCTGCTGTTCCTTTAGCCTTTTTCTTGTTCACGTTTTTTCTTTCTTAATTCTATTTTCTTTAATGAATATCCACCAATAGTTCGACCTGTTTTTCTTGGTTTCTTTTTATTTTTTTTCCAAGATTTACCATTAGGTCTGTCATTGTTTCTTACTCCTGATGATTTACCACGTTTTGCCATTATTTTACCTGCTTATGTGTTATGAATGGTGGTGCTGTAAAAATATTATTCTTTGCAGCAATATTCATTGCGTGTTTCCAAGTAGCACCAGCATGTAATGCACCGATTGCATATGGTGCACCTGAACCAATACCATAAACTCCATCTTCTCTCATCAATACTGAAAGAGTATCATCAAGTTCAAATATTGTTCCACCTATTGCGATAAGAAAAATAAAGTCTGCATCTTCGTTTTCTTTATCTGGAACATATCCATTAACAGATAATGTTACTCGTATAGATGGAACAACTATTGCAATCATATAATGATAAAGGTCTTTGTATGCTGCAGAGTTCGGTGTTGGTGGTGTCCAGTTATGTTGAATAATGTCGCAAGGTTGGGTTAATCCAGCACCTGCTATCAAAAACTTTCCACGTTTACTAATCTTTTGCATATTAGGATGAGCATAAGTTCTTCCATCATCATCGGTGACACGTGAGTCAGCAATTAATAAACAATGGTCTTTTCTTTGCAATCCAATAATTGTTGTCAAGGTCTCTCACCTATATTCGACTCGTTGTTGCAAGTGCAGTAAAACATTGATGAACAAATATAACATTTATTTGATTCATCTTTCATGCTGTTTCTTTAATATCTGCAAGATACATATATGCTGGATGAAAGTCTAAAAAGATTGCTTCAGTTCCATTAGCAACTGCTTTACCGTAACGATTCTTTACAGGTGCAACTGCTAAATCACCTGATGGTGTTACACCTAGAGTACAAATCATTGCTGGTAGTTGTGAAACTTTACCTTGAATTGTGTAACGTGGTGGACAGATTGGTTGTATCTCGTTCTCACCTTGAGGTGGTATCCAAGACTCTGATGTGTGATGTAGTAAAAGAATTGCAGCGTTAGTGTCACGTGCTAAATATTTTAATTCTTTCATTGTTGCACGCATACCTGACCATTCTTCACCACCACTTTCAGTAATGTCTGAAAGATTATCTACCACAATTAGATGTGGATTTTCTCCATGGACTTCTTCGAATGCTAAAACTTCTTCATCAATGTCTGTAAGGTTCGGGGCTGATTCAAAACTCCATTTAATATGTCCTGCTTGATTTAAAACTTCTCTTGCTCTGTTTTCATCACTAGCGAGTATGCGTTCTGCTTCAATTTGACTTACCCCTGTAATCATTGAATATAAACGCATACCCATAGTGTGTGCACCAGTATCAGCACAGATGTAGAGAGTTGGAACTTTTGTTCGCAAAGCAATAGCCAAAGCAAGTGTTGACTTACCTACGCCTGGTGCTCCAGCAAACATTGACACTTCACTTCGACGAAGAAGAATCTTCATAAAATCAAATGCCCTGAATACAGGTTTTAACGGCTCGCCACCTGATTCATTCTTTCCAACTGTTCTACTAATAGTTCTCATACGAGTTCTAGTTTACCCATCCTGGTTGACCTTTGCGAATCCATTGTGGTTCGCATTGTTCTGATTTACGTTCTTTTGGTAGTGGACACATCCATGCTTGCCATGGACCTTTAGCACCTGTTCCAGTTCTGTGAACAAGTGTTCCATGTTGACAAGATGGTGCTGGTGCTGTTTGACTTGGTGGTGCCACAGGTGCAAATGAATTAGTTGTTGCAACTTTTTCTGCACCTAATGTTTTAGCAACAGTTGCTACTGCTGCACCGTCACCTAATAATGCTTCTTCTAAAGCACCGACAACGTTATCTAGTTGTCCAAATACAGCATCATCAATATTCTTTTTCAGATTATTGAAGTCATCACCACGAACAGTAATGATAGTGCCAATTCGAGTTTTTACATTCACTACGAATGCTGACTCTGATGACATTTATTCTCCTAACACTCCTAACGGTAAGTGTTTCTCACCGTTGACCCAGTAACAGTGTTCTGTTAATGAGCACATTTTACATCCATCGAAATTAGGAAGATAGATATTATGCACTCTTGCTTTTTGAAACAGTGCAACCATCTCGTCTAGTTTCTTTAATGTAAACCCATTTAGGCTAACAGGTGTACTTGTTTGACCTGTTCTAGCCATCCAGTAACATCCCCAATTTGGTCTGATGTTGAATACGCGTTCCATCATACAAGCATAAACTTGTAATTGTAAATCTGTCTGTGGTGTTCTTAAAGATGTTTTCAAATCAAGAATGACAAGTTCATTTTCTGGTGTAACAAATATTCTATCTATTGCACCTTTGAATGATATGCCACCCATTTTTACTTCCATAACAAGTTCTATACCTGGAACACCTTCAGGTGTTGTCCAGATTTTCCAATTAGAATTGTTACGCCAAGCAATCCAGTTTTGTACAAATGTTTTACCATTCTCATACCACCATGCAGCATTTTCACCATCAGGATTTGCTTTAGTGGTGCGTGAAGATTGGCGTAAATCTTCTAGTTTTATTTCTCCATGTTTGGTTGCTTGTTCAACTTCAATTTTCCAAGCGTCATCCCAAAGTTTATTTATAGTTAAAATATTCTTCTCCAAGTTTCAACAGGGTTTAAAATGCTTCTAGGAATAATTCTACCATATTTTGCTTCAATACCTTTATCCCAACCATCTTGAGCATTAATCCATCCAAGGATTTCAACTTCAGTAAACTCTTTAGGAACAGGCACAACACCAAAAATAAATAAGTTTTCTTTCTTTAAATCTTTTTCTCTAACAGCAGGACCATCTTGCGTTCTAACTCTACGTACTTCGATATTAGTACCAACATCAGGTAAATCTTTATATTTCTTATGGTCAGCACCTTTCCAAATACTTGCCGACCAATATTCGTTAATTGCTTTAGCGACAGCCAATTCACCAATCGCTGCAGCAACAAGTGCTGTGCGATTATCTTCCATCTTTGTAGGGTCATAATAAGGTGCATCAGGTTTTCCCCAATTGTTTGTATATCTTCTAATACCTATCGTACTTGCATATTCGTATTCCCAAGTTTCAAGTTTAACTATCAATGTTTTCTCGTTTCCAATCTTCTCTATCGTAAACCTCGGTGGCACGATGCACTGCACTACCACCAATAGCCCAAGTAGAAGGTTGTTCCTCTACTTGAACAATTCGTGACAGATAATACTTATAACCACAAGACAACCAAGTGGTAAGACTTGAATAAGAAGTATGTTCAGGAACATTATATCCATTAATTTGTAACATCTAAATCCTTTTCTATTGAGGAAAGGTGGGATGCGAAATGGAGAAGAAACTCATCCCACCTTACAACTAAAATAATTATAGCACACATGTTCGAACGACGCGTGGAATCACAACGAAGCGACGCATAAATGACGCTCAAAAAGTTTGTGTCGGGCAACTTGCATCTCAAATCATTTTAATATTATAATGGGCGAGGGGCGAGGGGCTTCGGGGTATGGGGTGTGGGTGTGAGCGTGAGCGAAGCGAACGCGAACATGAAAAGAATTGTCGCCTCTGGCGACATAGCGAGAAACTTGGATAAGTTTCGAGCGTAGAAAAACCCTTATTTTATAAGGTTTTTTTAACTACTAGGTGAGGAGAGCCTATTTTTATTCCAGATATACCTCCAGCAAATGATGAGTCAATCCCTGTTTTGATTGCTCAAAATTATGTTCAAAGTAAAGCCGACTTGAAAGGTTGGAACGGAGAACAATGGATTTGTATTCGCGACTTGATAGATAAAGAGTCGAAATGGAAAAGTGATGCAGACAATCCTAACTCGTCTGCGTATGGTTTATTTCAAATGTTGAAAACGCCTACTGATTTAAATATTGAAGAACAAACTGAGCGTGGATTAAGATACATTGAACATAGATACGATACGCCTTGTAAGGCTTGGCGTCATCACCAAAGAAAAAATTGGTATTAAAAAAAATAGGGTGTTGCCAATGGCAACACCCTAGTATAACTATCTTAAAGATTTGAAATAATTATCTTTCTTCCTTTCATAATGTTTAATAATCACATAACAAGTTATTAGAAAAATAAATCCAATAACAATTTGAGCCATTCATTACTCCAATCGTGAGTCAATAGGTGTAGGTGGAATGACATCAGTTCCACAACTCCAACAATATGCACCATCTAAACCATATGCGTCAATCTCATATGTTTCAGTATCAAAATGTGTAGGAACCATAAGCCAATCACAACCACACTTTGTGCAACTTGCACTAGGTATATTTGTGTAATCTTCGCTATTCTGTTTCGTCATCGTTTAAGAAATCAATCATACCTTGAGAAACATCAGCAAACTTTAACGCAATAACTCCAATCGCTGCAGCCAAAACTCTACGACTAGACTCGTCCGTCATAGCGTTTTCCCACATATCGTCAGAGGTTATCAGATTTTCCATAGTCTTAACTAAATCCTCGACAAGACTAATATCTTTTTCAATATTATATTTTCGAAAGATTTCATTAACCATCTCTGGTATTTCTTTATCATCACTCAATATCTTTACCTCTGCTTCTATATGCGTCAATCATAGTGAAACTAAATATATGGGGAGTTATATTTAATTCTTTTCTTATAGCCTGTCTTTCCTTAAGTGTAGTGCCACCCCATATCCCAGACACATTGACTCTCAATGCGTAATCTAAACATTTCTGTTTAACAGGACAATCAGAACAGAACTTCTTCTGCTCAACACCACGATTGGCTTCGAGGTCATCAAAAAACCAATCAGGATTGGGGTGGTAGTTACATTTAGCAGAGTCCCATACAGGGATAACAACATCTAAAGGTTTTCTAGAGTCATTAAGAACTGCTGGGCGTCTTACACTACCCCCTCTAAAACTGATAGCGTCTGCCATCTTCTTTGAACCTCATCTTCGATAGTAGTTTCCCCAGACTTAACACGCTCAATCGCTGGACCAAAATCCACGACATCGTATTTAGCCCACCTGCCATGCTTCCAAGCATCTTTACCTGTTTCAGGATAAACATACTCGAAAATAGTTACACTCTTGTCGCTTGCGTCAAGAACATAACACCACTCTGTTCCCCAGTTGTCACCTTCCCAAGTAATCCAGTTACTACTTTCTTGCATATTGCCACCCATAAGATAACCATAGCCATCAACCCAATCTTCTAAATCAGGCTGTTTAGTTTCAAGACTTTTATGTGGCTCATCGTATAAACCAGACCAACCATTAGACTCGAAAACAAGTTTGCTTGTTGCTTTATCAAAACCATCTCGTAAAACAATTTCAAGCAAACGCATAACCATGTTGGCTGGGTAGCCATCATAATGAACATACTTACCTATCCATGCTTCTTCGCCTACCCAGCGTGCAACAACAGACCTAGTTCCCATTTAGAACTCCACCTCAATACTTTCTTCAGCATAAGAGTCATCAGCACCAGCATCAAAGTTGTATTCCATACCACCAACGGCAGACTCAACTTTACTTCTAGCATCATCTTCGTCTTCTGCTTTGACCGTGAATGTGTAAGAAATAACAACACGACCTTCGAACTCCATTTCTAGTAGATTTGCAGCAATATTGCCGAGCAATTCATTTGCTTCATCTCGACTAATAGTTGCTTCATCTTGACCACTATCAAATAAGTCACTAAAGAACTTATGAACCGTGGTTTTGATTTCTATCTTTTCATTGTAAGCATATTGAAGACGACTTCTTTGTTCATCTAAATCTGCTTTCAACTTATTCATTTCTTGTTGCACTGCGTCAAGAGGACTATTGTTAGTTGTCTCTTGAGTTGTTTCTTCTGACATACTTACTCTCCATTTCTGTTGCCAGTGGCAACACTATTTGTTGATATAACTATTATACCATACTTTTTCTGATTGGACGAATACCCTCTTTAAGTTTTTCTTCAAGATGTATTTCATCAAACTCAGGTTTATATTTCGCAATCAACCTATTGACAGCACGATTACGAACTTTTTGATAAACGACACCATAATTCCATTTGCGTTCATCTAGTTTTTTTCTACCCATTATTTCCTTCCTTTACTTCCTCGCCAATACAATTAACACTGACAAGAAAATCTTTACAATCTTGACATAACTTTTTAGGTTCAGACATTGCACCATTAGGCGTTTCCCAACTAACCCACCAAGTTCCAATGCTTTTATCTGCTATGCCATTCTTTTCTATTGCTGGACAATCACCCATGCCACATATATCAAAAGTTTTTTCCTTGTTATATTCCAGCAAATCGTGAATGAAACTAAATGCTTCTTTCTTAGTCTTAAAACTTTTGCCAAGCAAAGCACTTAACTTTTTTAAACTAGGTGTGGTTTTAGATTTAAATCTTAAATCATGACCCAGTTTTATATATGTATCCATTAAAACACTATATTGCCCAATGTCTAATGTAATCATCTTTTTATTCATATTCCGTCACCCATCCTTGGTCATATCCTTCTTCGATATGTTTAGCATTTTCTTCTTCTGCACACACTACGCACACATCAGTCCAAGACCAATTGTGACAAGTGAATGCATTATCTAATTGACTCATACAATCTCCCTTACTTCATACTTAGCCTCAATTGCTAGATCATCATTATACGCTTCAGCAATAATATCTCTTGCTGTTTTCTCTGCATATTCTTTAGTGTATGCAGAGATGCTAATGATTTCTTTACCTAGGTCAATCTCAACTGCGTATTCTTTCATCTTGCGTTCTGTTGCCATTGGCAACACCTCCATTTTCATTAGTTGTTTCTTATGAAACGAATTACACTATCAGCGTCCATGTCAATAATTGTTTCAACACATTCATACATATCGGGTGCATGCCCAATATAGTGTTCAACAAGTAACTGATTGTCGCCGTCTTTCCAGAACTTCATGCCGTTAATTTCAAACCACTGATAATTTTTGTCATCATAACTGATGCCAGCAAAATCATCAGATAGTTCAGCGAGTAACTCACCCATTCTCATTAGTAAGCCTCGCAATCGTGACCATATGCGAGTTCTTCTGCGTCTTGTTCATTGAATAAATCAAAGACACGACCACACTCGTCACACTTTGCATTCATATTTTCTCCTTTTAGTATTTGATTATCTTGACTCGTTCTTGAATGAAAGACTCTTGCATTAACGCTTCAAGATGTTTCCTATTTAATAGTCTATCAGAAACTATTTTGTCAATTTCTTCCTGACTTTTTGGCTCACCCTCAGACCAATTAACTTTAGTCCTACCATTCTTTTTCATTTAATCAAGTTACCTTTTTTAGGACAGCATTGGATATCTTTACAAATGTATGATGCCCAACGATTACCTTTTATCCACATAGTTTCTCTAACATGGACAGGTAGATTGAATAATTTGTCAGACAATTCTGCATAAGCACTAGGTTTGCTAGTGAATAAACAAAATATGTATGCATAACTTTCTATGATGAACTCTTTAGTTGCATCGAAAGTGAAATCGTTCAAACTAATTTCAACGATTTGCTTGACATCATCATCATCAGTTGCAATCACAACTAATGTTTCAGATGGCGTGTAATTTAACCAAGTTGGCAAATCTTTTGCCAATTGAATTGGTCCAGTCACACGCTTTGCAAAACTACGATTACCTACTTTACTTTTTAACTTATTTACTACTTTTTCTTTCAACATATTGTTCTCCATTTCTTTTAGGTGACAGCCTAAGCGAGAAAGAGTAAAAACTTAGGCTGTCGTTTAGTTGTTGCCATTGGCAACAAGTTTAGTATTTAAGCAAAGACTTTAACTCTTTCTTAATTTCTTTTGCTTTCTCTCCACGCCAAGTTGAAGCATTGGCTAGGAAATATCTAATAACACTATCAGCACTATCTTCATAAAAATTGTCGTTAATGCTGTTGAGTGCGTGCATGGCGTCTAGATATGGTCTGGCGTAAGGACTTACACCCTTACCAATCAAACGCCAATCGTCATTGATTTCGCGAGCGATTTCATGTATAGGTCTAGACATTGAAACACTCCTCGAACTCTTTAGGTTTGGCTGCACCCCGTCTGCAAGCATCCACACTCATTGCAATAAGTTCTCGTAACTTACTTTTTGGGTGTGGCTCGATTTCTTTCAACAGAAACTCCGTGTTGTCAAAATCTCCTGCAAGGAAAGTCATTGAACTAACAACATCCATAACTATTGACCAGTGGTCATAGTTGTCGTCGTTTTTTTCTGACCAGTAACTAGCCAGCGTGTCAGCAATTTTCATGCGTTGCTGTTTAGTTTTGTAGGTTTTAACTATAAACCCAAGATACAAATCTCTGTGTTTAAAGTATTCACCTTCTACTTTTTCTTTATCGAACTTTTCCAACATGTTGTCGAAATCGTTCAATATGGTTTTCTTGTTTAGCGTTGTTGCCATTTCTTTCTCCATTTTCCGTTGCCATTGGCAACATTTTTGGTTACAACTTTCTCAAGTTGTAATTCTATTATATCATACTTTACTTAATTTAACAAGCCTGCCAAAACATCAGCAAAACTTATCAAAACAACTACTGCTAACCAGAGCGTAGCGAGCATTAGTTTCTCGCCACGCCTAGTCAATACGATTGGCGATTTATTTCTCACAATCCACATGCTTTCCAGAACTTAGTTCTATCAAAGCGAGGGTTTTCTTCTTGCAATTTAGTTGAAAGATTATTAACTAATTCTCTAACAACTGATATGTGAGTGTAGGCTTCAGGTTTAACTTTTGTTAATTCCTCAAGTCCTTCAACAAGTGGGTTAATTACTTTTGCAATCATCACATAATCTTTTCTTGTCATTTTTTTCTCCTCTTTCTTCTTGTTGCCATTGGCAACAGGTCGATTAACTTTTAATCAACTTGATAATACTATCATATCATACTTTAATGCATAATACAAGCATTAACACAAGGGGGCGTGT